TTATTTCGTTTACAGGATAAACACGTTCATTTTGGTTCTTAACACCACCCTGGATAAAGATACCTTTCATATAAAGATCTTTACCTGTACCGTCGTCGCGATTACGCGACTCAACAGTTGCTTGAGCTTGATCAAATGTTAAACGTTCATATAAAGGTTTAATCATTACTCATTATTTCCTTAAGTCTTTACCAGCGCCTACCATCGATTTTGCGCCTTTATCAGACTTGTCGCCACTTTCTGCCTTTGGTCCGGCTGAAAGTTTAGCATCTTGATTTGTTGTCATGCCTTCGGCAGGTTTGTCTGCTGAACGACCTTTCTCATCGCCGCCTGCAATATTTGGAACTTTGACACCTTGATCGGATTTCTTGAGGTTTCCGCCTGTAATTGTGCTTTTTGCACCAGCGTCGCCATCATCACCCATCTTTGCATTGCCAACAGCCTTTAAATCTGCAGCCTCGTCCAACTCATCAGCATCGTCATCATCATCGGCTTTTGCCTCATCAACGTTTTCTTCATCGTCGTCTTTGGCTTCGAATGCAATTGACTCTTCTTCTGCTGGTAATTCCATGGTCATTTCATCATCCATGCCCATTTCATCACCGGCGTCCATTTCGTCGCCTGTATCTTCTGCACCCATGAGTTCATCAAACTGTGCTTTAAGTTCTTCGATTGCGGTTTCTAGATCATCTACTCGGTCTTCGACTTCTTCCTCTTCACCTTCTGGTGCTTCGGCTTCGTCGTTACCCATCATGTCGTCTAGTTCGTCTTCTGCTTCAGCGTCATCAAATTCAGCATCGTCATCATCATCGGCTTCAAATGCTTCTTCTGCTTCTAGTTCATCTTCATGAGTTCGAACACTTTCGTTTTCGTCCTTCATTTCATCCCTAAAATCAGATTTCATATTTTCGTCGACAGATTTTTCTTCGGCATCATCGTCATCATTAAGAGCCTCATCAATATCCTCATCCTCATCTTCAATTAATGATTCGTGAATACTGCGAGCCTTCTCAACGAAAACTTGATGCAAAAGATCAGTTGCCTGTGCTTCTTCATCATTAATAAGGTATTCTAATACCTTTTCAAGTTTTTGTCTTGACATCCGAATTCTCCTCTCTTCTAACCGCGAAAGAGTTTGTAATAATATTTAAGATGTCTTACTTAAAAGGGGGGTAATAAGGGGATTTTTAGGCCGAAAAAGATGTTTTTTTGGCCGGAAATATATTTAAATAATTTTTAATTTCAATAACTAATATTTTAATTATTATATTATTATAAACCGCCCATTTCGCCTTCTGCTGGCGGTGGACCATATATTTGTTGCAATAAAGATTTTCTATTAATTTTTTCAAATTTACGAAATTCTCTAACTTTTCTTAATTTATTTAAATGTTCTAAAGTAAATCGTGGACGTCGGGTGTCATCAATTAGAGCAACACCGTACCTGTCTTTCTCGACATCATAATAACCTTCAATTAAAATATCTTTTACTTTCATAATATTATTTACCTTATACAGCCGGTTCTGCCGCTGGTGCTACAGGTGCTGGCGCATTTTCTGCACCACTAATTGGAGACTCTGCTCCGGGTTCCATACCACCTATATCGCCACCCATATCCAAATCTGCATCAATATCAGGTGCTAAATCACCACTATCCATTGGACGTACACCAACATCAACCATGCTTGCATCAAGTGCAGTCATTGGATGTTCGGCGCCAACTTCCTCAAGGAATAATCTTTCATTTTGTTGGATTTCGTCATCTGTCAATGCCAAATACCGTTTCATTGCAAAACGTTTACTCATAAACGGAATTGCTACAGCGGCTGAAAACACATTCATTTGTGCGCCATCAACTTCAATTTGTCTATACTTACCAAAATTTTGTGGTTCTGTAAATTCTAATTCGAACAAACTTGCTTCGACCTCAATACCTCGCTGTTTACAAAATAATTTAAATTCATCATCTAACCACGGTGAAATTAAATCTTGTAGTCTTTTACAGAAATTTGTAAATCTATATTCCTGAATAAATGCTGTACCAACTCTGCCATCACTATAAACAGCAGTACCGTCTTCTGGTCCTGTTGGCAAATAAGAACTTGGTACACGTAAACCACGTAATAATTTATTATTAAAATATTTTAAATCATCAATTTGTCCTAAATTCTCACCACCCGGTAATGTTTCAACTCGTGAACCTCTACCTTCAGAAGTTTGTGCAAAGAAATAATCCTCAATCATTGATAATGGATTATATGCCGCGTCCATTACATTGGCGCCGCCGCCTGATTTATTAGGAATTCTTTTTTGATGAATTTCATTTTTAACTTGCTCAATAAACGCCATAGCACGTGAACGTGGCATATCACCAACATCAACATAAAATACTCTGCGTTCTGGAGCACGTTGTACACGATAAATTAAAATAGCATCTTCAAGCATTTCTTTTTGCTTAAAGATTTTATAAACTGGCTCTAAAATACTATTACCAAAAGGCCAGTTATTATCTAAGCCTTCACTTAAACTAATATGTACAATATTAGTTGCATCAACTGGTACTGCATTACTAAATCCTGCTGTTGAGCCTCCCATACCTAAGCCTTCCATTGAACCAACAGTCGACGATGATTGGCCACCTGTTATATTTGGGATGGCTGGATTTGCTTTGGACGAATAATCACGTCCAGAATGCATATTACTTGCAACTAAAGTTTGCAAATTAAGATCTAAATCTTTAATCCAATATTCTTCTGCTTTTTTGCCCTTGCCTTCATTAACAATAACCTTTTCAACTTTTGCTGGATCGATCCAATATAACTTCCAAGTTTCAGGATCACGCATAAAAAATTGATCGCCATATTTTAATGTGCTACGCACTAAACGCCAAGCACGACGATCCATATCATTAATATTACACCATTGTCTTAAAGTACTTTGCAATACATTAATTTCTGATTCAGTTGCTTCTTTTTTAAAATGTATTTCAAATGGTAATGTTGTAGCATCATCGACTTGTGTACAAAATTCAGCAATAATATCTAATGCCGCATTTACTTCACTATCTGCATCCATTTGGTCATATTGCATATAACGTTCGAGTCTATTAGGTGGGCCCATATATACTTCAGGTAACCACGAAGCATATTTGCTATTAGATGCCGCACCTGTTCCGGTAGCACTATCTGCTCTACCTCTAAAGTTAGATTGATCGTATACTGTAAAATGTTTTCGCCAACTCATTAAGATTCATCCAAATTATTTGTTAATTATAACAGTATTTATTACCACAGTCAAGTCTTTTAAGATACATGCATACTTGAGTCTTTAGTGGCCGCGGTAGTTCTCTTACCCTCACCTAACAATGCTGTTGTCTGTGCAACAACGTGTTCGTCGATGGATTTTAATAATGTATTAATTTCTTCTAATTTTCCTGTTTGTGCTTCTTGGCCGCCTTTAATTTGAGCGCCTGTGAAATTACCTAACGACGAAGTAATAGATTTAAATTGTTCTAATTCATCTTTCGACCAGTCATTAACTGCATCATCAAGATCTCCTAAATTAGAAGTTAATACTTTAATTGCTCCGGCGCCTGCTACAAATGCAGGATCTTTTAACATATCATATAATGTTTTCATTTTAGGATTAAAAGCATCTAATGATGTGCCTGCTGTTGATAATGGCGTAGAAATTTTATCTAAGTTTGCTATTTGAGTTAATGGTGAATTTTTACCAAACAAGTTTCCAAATGCACTAGACATTTTATCCATTGAATCCGAATCGCCCCATGCTTCGAGACTTGCTAGATCAATACCTGACATTGTTTTACTAAATATTGATAAAGCATTAGCATTGGCTACTATTTTAGTAGTATCGCCCATGTCTGCATCAGCAAATGCTTTCACTTTATCCCATGGCATTTTTGTGTCGCCAGCAAATATACCTTTAACAAATCCCCAAGCACCACCTTCTCTTGTGCCTTCTGGCATTACTGGCATACCTGATACTGCTGTACCAAAATCACCTAATGCTTTAGCATTTGCCGTTAACTTAGTTGCATCGCCCATGTCTGCATCAGCAAATGCTTTTACATTTGCCCATGGCATTACTGTTTTACCACTGAAAATAGTTCCAATAGCACCAAATAATCCACCAACCTTTGTAGTTTCAATTACTGGTACATTAGTCATTGCGTTGGAAAATGCTTTCATTGCGGCAGAATTTGCTGTTACTTTTACTCCATCAATATCAGCATCGGCAAATAACTTTAAGTTATCCCACGGCATTTTTACTTCGCCACCAAATATACTTACAATTGCTCCAAACAACGCACCAATTACATCTGATTTGATTACTGGTGCAGTTTCCATCGCTGTGGCAAAAAGTTTCATTGCGTCGGCATTAGTTTTAACTTTTGCACCATCAATATCAGCATCGGCAAATAACTTTAAATTGGCCCAAGGCATTGTTGCAGTGCCGCCGAAAATGCTTACAACTCCAGCAAACAAAGCACCAACTATATCTGGCTTGATTACTGGTGCGGCCTCCATTGCACTGGCAAAGAGTTTCATTGCTTCAGCATTAACTTTAACTTTTGCTCCGTCGACATCTGCATCAGCAAATAACTTTAAATTGGCCCAAGGCATTGTTACAGTGCCGCCAAAAATGCTTACAACTCCAGCAAACAACGCACCGACTACATCTGTTTTCATTGTTGGTGCATCTGCCATTGCACTAGCAAAAAGTTTCATTGCCTCGGCATTAACTTTAACTTTTGCACCATCGATATCAACCGCGCCAAACTTTTTAAGTTGTGTTAACGGATCATCGGCGCCAAAGAATTTACCAAGGGCACCAGTTATTCCGCCAACTAACGTACCAATACCTGCCGCGGCCGCTCCGCCGCCTCCCATAGCCATTGCTTTTGAAAATGCTACCATTGCTTCGGCATTTTTTATAGCGTTTTTAGTATTAATATTAACTTTACTAAATTCTTCTAACATTACAAGTGGACTTTTAGCGCCGATCATGTCTCCTAATTTACTAAATGCGCCGCCTACTAAACCACCAATTCCTGAGACTACCGATCCGGCGCCCATAGCCGCTAATCCTGCGGCTACAGCAAGCATTCCTAAACCAACATCAAGTAAATTATCTCCATCAAGAGTAGCAAAACTTCCTAAACCTTCAGCAAGTGTGGGTAATGCTTTACCCATAATCCACGCCGCCGCCGCTATACCTGCGCCGACTGCCGCTATCGATAAACCAAATATTACTGCACCTATTAATACTTGTGGTTTGAATGCACTTAATCCGCCGGCCACGCCTTGCATAAGTCCTTTAATTGCTTGGCCAACTCCTTTACCAAGTTTACCTACTGCTTTAGCAATTGTATCCATTCCGCCTTTGCTTGCGCCGCCGCCGCCTGCTACCTTACTAACGGCCGCGCCAGCGCCGCCGGTTACTTTTGCTAAGCCAGGTGCCACTTTGCCTAATAGAGAACCCATACCAGTAGTAAGTGATGAAGTAAACATGCCTACAACGGATTTCATAAGGAATATACCAGCAAATGCGGCCGCAATAATACCTCCAACTTTAAGCCAATTTACCGCGGCAAGGCCTTTTTTAATTGTGTCGCCAATAATTTCGCCAAAGGATTTAAATTCCATAATTGCTTTGCCATCTTTGTCTTTTTCACCGGAGTCTTTCATTAAAAAGCTCTTAATAGCGTCTACCATTTCACCGAGGCCAGCAGTAAACGCCTTAATTTTAACTGGGAGTTCTGCTAAAAAGGTCTTTATCTTTCCCATCGTTTCCTTGGCGCCGCCGCTCTGAAACCATTTTAATGCCTCTAATACATGTGTTGCCATTGTTTCAGCAAAACTATGCAATGATTTAGTAAAATCTGAGTTTGGACCTAACATTGTGCTGAACGTCGCTGAGATATCGCCTAATATCTTAGAAAAGTCATTTCCTTCATCGCCGCCAAATAAGGTAGACATAAATTTTTGCCAAGTCTGTGAGATAGCATTTTGCATTTCATCCCAGTTTCCGATACTTTTTTCGGTCTTGGTTACTCCAGTATTCATGTCTGCCATAGATTTGTTTAATAATTTAGCACCTGCTGTAAACGCTACATGTTGACGGGCTTCGTCGCCGAACGCCACGGCTATTTGTGCTGTGGCTTCTATTGCGGATGTATTAGCGGCCGCATAAGCAGCCACTCGCTTCATTTCTTCTTCGGCTTGTTTCTTATTTAATTGGCCATTTTTAAGTCTATTTTGAATGTCTTGAATCATGTTTGCTTCAACTTGACGTCCGGATTGTGCCATTGCAATACCAGTTTCGGTTGCGGCAAAGTTTCCTAACAACAGCGAGTCGGCAAAATCTTTAGACATACCGCCGGTGTCATCAAACGTATTCATTAAACCCGTCATCGTGTCGATTGCCTGCTCTGCTTGTAATCTTTCTTTATCACCAAGGGCCATTAAAAAGGCTCGAGCACCAGTACTTTTCTTTATTTGTGCTAATTCTTCAGCAACTTGCTTTCGTCGTTTACCGGTTGCCGCAGATAACCTAGTAATTTGTTCTAAATATTCCGCGCCTGCTTGCGTTCGTTGTGCTTGGTTCATTGATTCTAATGTGCCAGTCAAACGTGACGATTCTAAATAATCGCCTAAATATTCATTAGTCTCTGAAATTGACATTCCAAAGGCACCCATATCATATATTGCATCTCTAACACCAAGACTAAGTTGCGCCATATTTTTAGTACCAATACTAAGTGCCACTGAAGTATTTTTTGCTAAGTATTCTGCAAAATCTCCAAGAGATAATCTAGCATCAGTAGCAACTTCTAACATTGATCCTATACCAGATGCACCTTCTTTTAATCCTGATGCAAAGTTAATACCTGTATCATACAGATCAAAGAATGTATCTCCCATTGCGGTTATAGCACCGAGTAAATATCCAACTGCGCCTGTGGCAACACTTAATAAAGCACCGCCAAACATACCAATAGCACCCATTGCTTTACCAATGCCTGCACCAATTTTACCCATACTTGATATTAATGCTTTTGATGCATTAAAAACACTTGCGCCAACTGCTGTAAACACTCCACTAATTTTAGCAAATGCGTCTTCCATTGACGCAATAGGCATAGCAAGCATACCGCCAGCATCCATTAAATGCTTACCAATATCTTGTTTTGCAATTTCATTGTGGACTTTTTTGCCGTTGTCGATTAATTTGCGCCAACGAGAATCTTCAACACCTGACTTTTTACCTTCTGCATCTGCGCTTGAGGTGGTTGCATCAGCAGTTGCTTTAGCAGATTCCATAACGGATCGGGCCCGGGCCGCATCAACGTCCTTTCCTTTAGCCATGTCCTCCATTACTTTGAGAAGGGCATCTAGCGGGCCTTTTTTAATATTACCTTCTAGAATTTGTCTGATTTTATCGAGCGTCGTCTCCGTTGCCCAATCATCGATCATCATTTCTGCCATATTTGCTTAATCCACCATTATATACGTAGATAAATAATATTATAGGTTAACATTATCTTATTATATAATAATATTTATCCAACGAAATTCGGAGGTCAAAACAGACATGACTACTAACGTAAAAAATATTAATCCATTGGACGGATTTCTTAGAGTTCCAAAATTATATGTATCTTTACCAAGTCGAGGTAAATTTTCAGAACTGGACACACAAAGTCAAATTACTGACGAAATTCCTATTTTTCCGATGACTGCAAAAGACGAAACCATGCTTCGTAATCCTGATGCATTGCTAAACGGTGAAAGTTTAGTTTCAGTTATTCGTAGTGTAACAGGAATTCAAGATGTTTATAACTTATCATCAAATGATGTTGATGTAATTTTACTTGCATCGAGATATGCAACATACGGGCAAGATTTACCAATTGGTTCTGAGTGTCCTGAATGTGAGCACAAGCATGATTATGATGTTAATATCGAGGCTATTTTAGAAACTGTTGAAGAACTAGATGACGAATATATAGTTAATCTAGATAATGGTTTAACTGTTTATATTCGGCCATATACATATAAAGATAGTCAAATGGCTGCTCTTCAAGCATTCCGTGAAACTACCGAACTTAATAGATTAACATCTGATGAAGAAAAGAAAATTGATGACTTTGAAAAATTAAAGGTATTTAATAAAAGTTTTCAAGCAATGGCAGATTTGAATATTGTAATCTTGGCCAATTCTATTATTAAAGTTATTATACCTAGTACCGAAGATGAAGAGGGCGAAGCAACCGAAGAAACTGAAGTTACTAATAAAAAACATATTTTAGCATGGGTACAAGGCATTGGAAAACAAGAAGCCGATCTAATCATGAACGAAGCAAATAGTGTAAATGACAAAGGCATCGCTAGAGAGTGGAAACTTGTATGCCCGGAATGCGAACATTCTTATAATCAAAAAATAGAATTTAATCCAGCAAGTTTTTTCGATATAGGCTCCTAGTCGGGTCTCAAGAAGAGATTTCCGACTATCTAAATGATCTTGCAACAGAAACTAGAGCCTTAAAAAAGCAAGTACTTGAAATCTGCTGGTATATGAGAGGTAGTATTACTATCGAACAAGCCTGGCAATTAAGTATAGACGATCGAAGTATGATTATGGATTTAATTGAACAAAATATAGAACGTACTAAAGAATCCGGTATAGCATTATTATGAAGTTTATGTTTTTAGCAACAGCATTCAGTCTTTTTGTTATTTTTATATTAAAAAGCGAACCAAGTGTACTTTATATAGCACTTGTTTGGCTAGTTCCGGTTACGCTTTATTTTTGGTATGAATGTATTACAAGTATCAACATGATATTGTTAAAAGTCGAAAATAAGTTATTACCTACTCAGAGTCCGACGAAGCGTAACTAATATTCACTTTAGGAATGCCTTAACAGGCATTGTAAAAGTTTTTCATTCTATTCAAACTTTCTTTTACTTCTTAATAAGATTACTTGTTATCATTCAGATTTTTGCCATACTTCTCCCTTGCGGGAGAAGTATGAGGTGTCATCATTCGAGTATTTCACCATTCAATAAAGAGGATTGTTTTGCGGAAGCGGTTAGCCGGTACTCCCTACCTCAGTCTTCTATACCAACGGAACTTTAGTGATGCTTACTGACAACATCTACTAAAGTATACGGTTGCTTTTTTCTCAGAGCCGTAATCGTTCTAGCCTTAGGTTAGCGTTTTCCCTGCAACAACGTAATTACGTCTTCGCAAAATCCGACCGTAAAAAACAGCCTCGATGCGGGTGCTCTTAACACCATTAAGGTTGCTATGTAATGCCTAAATGTTGCCTAGTGTGCCATTAATAGTTTTATTAGAAAGTTTAATTTTGCGAAGCCTGATTTTGTTTTTGCCGCGTTTGTGTGCCAAGTGTGCCGTGTGCCTACTGCGCCTGATGTTTGATAATTTCATTTGACTTTTTGTACCATTGACTATATAATACACAAAGTAGAGAACGTTGTCAACCGGTTTCTACAAAAAAAGGAAAATAAATGTCAGGAAAAAAATCTAAAGACAAAGGTAAAACTTTTGAAAGAGACATAGCAAATTACTTGTCTGAATTATACGAGGATAGTTTTACAAGAGTACCACAAAGTGGTGCATACGTTGGTGGACAAAATGCTGTTCGTAAAGAACACTTATCAGAGAATCAAATTAGAGGATTCAAAAGTGATATCATTCCGCCAGACAATTGGGGACATTTGAACGTTGAATGTAAAGCATACGCGGATTTTCCGTTTCATCAGTTGTTTCAAAATAAAGAAATTCCAATTCTAAACACTTGGATACAACAGACATACGATGCCGCCGACGAAGGCGACTTTAATTTAATTATTATGAAGTTTAATCGCAAAGGCAAATATGTAATGTATGAACTTAAACATCATATGGTTACTAACCGTGGCATCACATACAAAAGTTGGTATTTTTGTGAATTTGATAAATTCTTTTCTGATAATAAAGAGAATGTTAAAGAATACTCACAAAAAGATTAACCTCTGGTATCGCGCCAGTACCTTGTAATCCTGTGCTGATCTAACCCTTCCCAAAATGCTTGAACACCGTCGAGCATTTCTAGTGCCCCACGAATAAATTTATCCTGGTCGAAGTCTTTATTATTAAGAAACAAATCTTCTAACTCATCCCATGTGTGTTGTGCGTGTTGTGCTTCTAATGCATCATGCCATTTAAAGAATCCTAAGTTTAATTGTATTCCAGATTCTTTACTATAACATTCCAATCCTTGAATTAACTGTTTCCAAAAACCGGCATTTGCCCAATTTTCAACAGCAAAACTAGCGCCAGCGGCAGTACTAAAATCATCACTACCGTAGATTCTAATTAACTCATCACAAAAGAAAAGTGTTGCTGGATCAGCATGTTTACGTTTACCAATATCATTAAATGTTAATCCAAGCGGCTTTACAAAAAATAAAAGCCATTCAAAATGTGCGGCCTTAAATCTAAATGTGCCGCCATCAACGGTACCTTCTACACCAACTACTTCGGGATCGATTTCAGTTGCATTTACTTTATTTTCAGACTTAAATACAACTCCTAATTCATTTACTAATATTTCTTTAGCATCTCGCATTTGTTCGAGACTATTTGAATTGAGTGTTTTTAGTAATTGTGCAATAATAAATTGATTTGAAAAAACAGAAAATTGTTTTGCAAAGTAGATAATGTCTTCTTTATCTAAATCTGTGTTCTGAGAAAACCACCATAGATATCTGTTGCGTTTGATAATTGGATGAGTTAAAACTTCTTCATGTAATCCTTGTTTAAAATAATCAAATACTTCGAGATCACTAATCATCAGACAAACTCCTAAAAAGTAATAGTAGTATTTATTGATTATACCCCATACTTATCGTGAACCAGTTGTCTAAAATCTTTATTAAGTTTTGCATCAACCCTTACAGAGTATGTAAAATCTGCAGAAGGATCAACTCCGTGATAATCACTTACATCAATCCAATTAATTTTACCTTCGAAATATTTTTTTGTATTAGTATCGGGGTTGTACATATATAAACGTTTCTTATTTCCAAAACTAATGTTTAATAATCTATCATAATCAAAAACTTCTTGATTATCCAAAAATTGATTATCAATGTGTGTTGTAACTTCTTTATTAGCATCAATTGACATTATTATTGCTCTACCTAACCCCTCGATAGGTAAATCGTTTATAAACTTAACTAATTTTGGAAATAAACGCAAGGCCATTGCATTCCAACTGCGCGGTTTATAATAATCAACATCCCCATATACAGTATCATCAACTAATACCCATGCTCCCCATTCTTTGTTTTTTTCATCTACTAATGCAAGATCGCCATCAGAATCTTTTCCAATGTAAATAGGTTTTACTTTTTGAATTACTTTTTCAATTTCGGCCGCAACGTCAATGAATGTTTGATCTGAATAATTTAATAAATTATCTAAACTAATTGGTTTACTGTTTTTCAAAATAACTTCTCCATTCATTATGCGTCATTGAATCGAAATCAAATACATATTCATCATTTAAAATACACAATGATACATTTTGCCAACACGTTTTTGCAAAATGTGCTCCGATATATTTTCCTTCTGTATTATATTTATTGCATATAAAGTACATATTTGGAAGCATTTCAAACGTTCCATTTAAACGTTGAGTAAATCGATTTAAACTTTTCCACCGACGTGGAAATTCTGTAGTAACAAATACAGCATCCAATCCAATTTTGTTAGCAAATGCAATTTGTAAAGGAGCAAAAATTTCACTCCATAAATGTTGCATATTGTCAGTAGAATTATATGCTAAACTTTTGCGTCTATATAATGGATTCTTATATGCACGTTGTAATGCTCTACCAACATTATTCCAACGTTTACTGTATAAACCACAGAAAGCAATAAGTGTATCGTCCTCGGTTATAACATGAAAACAATCATAGTCCTTCATATCAGTTATTAACCCTTGGTAATTTTCAACGTTATGTAAATTTTGCTCTGATAATGTTTGTAATTCTTTTTCTATAATACCCAATATTACTGGATCTGGATTATTAATAATTTCATTAATATCCATATTCGTTTAACTTTATATTTTCAAAAAATGGAGCACATTTCCAATCTTTAGTAATACGTCCTCTATATTCACTACCTGAATCAACTACACCGTCATCGTCAACTTCCCAATCAACAAAACGTATTAGAACATTGTTATATTCATATATAGTTCCAATTAATCCATAGGTTCCATCAACAGATGTCCTACCACTATTTTGTACTGGTTGATCCGAAGGCTGTATATCAAATTTTTGTTTAAAAAGATCAATAAGTTCATTAATATTATATGTAGTATCTCCATCCATATGCCTGCCAATTTTGCCAACACTTTTAAAACGTAATATAGGTTTGACTCTTGGTTTATAATTTGTTTCTTCCATTATATTAAAAAACAAATTAACTTGATCATCGATTGTATGTTCATTAATACCTTTTGCAATAATAGTTCCTGTATTAATAATCATATTTTCTAACATACAATTACGAAGTGCTCTAATTTTTAAATTTGCATATTTTCCACTATCAATAATTTTATAAACATCATCATCGCCGGCGCCATTCATTGAAATTAAAATAAGGCGCAGGCCAGCATTTTTAATTTCCTTAACATAATCTCTATGCCCTAATTTTAACCCATTGGTTGTTAGACTGCACTTATGCCCAATCTTTTTAATATTACGAATAATATCAAATAAATCTTCACGCATTGTTGGTTCTGCACCAATAAGTCTAACATATATTCTATTAGGTAAACGTTCTAAAAATGAATATAATTTGTTAGCGTCCATATCAGGAAATGCACGATTAGGGATATAACAATTGGCACATTCCATATTACAACGGTGGGTGAGATCTGCAACTAATGCAGTAAAAATATTATCTTCTGGTTCTGTTTCAAAATACTTCATTACTAATATTTACCTTACAGTTGAAGAGGGGTATTTGCCCCTCTCCTCTCTAATTAAGCAATTGCGTACTTATCGAGATTTTTTTCGAATTCGTGCAAACGTTTCCATATGCTACGAAGTTCAGTTATTGTAGTCCAATTATGTAAGAATAATGCAAATCCACCATGTACTTTACTAAACGCATTACTAACTTGTACTACCACACCTAACAATATTGCGCCAGTAAACAAACCTGGACCGATTATTAAGTATGGAACAATGACCATAAATTGGTCATACATAATCATCCATGTATCAAAATAACCATAATGTAAATACAGCCTATGATAGTTAAATTTTATTCCTGTAAACAAACTTAATATAGTTTCGGGCTGTGCGTAGTTGGCTTTATCATCTTCGCCAAGTACTAAATCTTTTCTAAACGCCGCTTCTACTCTCTGATTATTGTATTCAAGTCCTGGTAATTTCCAACCTACAAACCATGAGATTATTAAACCACCCAATGATACCGTGAGAGCTACCCAAACTAATGACCCAGGTATTTCACTAAAGAATGGGATTTCAACAGCACTACTTAAACCCCATAATACTGGAATAAATGCTACTAATGTCATAATAGCTCTAACAACTTGTAAACCCAATGACTCTACAATTCGCGCAAACCGATTACAGTCTTCTTGAATACGCTGGGATGCGCCTTCTATTTCTTCCTTAACTGTACGCCAACGCGGTATGTAATTAAACGTTATTGCTTCGCGCCATCGCAGTCCATATACACGAGTAAACCAACCTGTTAGTACTGCTAATACAACATAAGGGAATGCTAACACAACAAAAGATGGGTCACCTTCGAAGCCATTAGTCCAATAAGAAAGACTAATTAACTTATCGTAAAATAACGCAATACCTTCTGCTGAATTATCTTTATATGTTCCTGATGTTTGTAGTAAATCATAAAAGCCGCCATACCACTTGTTTATGGCTACTGTTATCTGTACTTGTATCCATAAAGAGATAGCAAGTAAACCACCTCCGCCCCAGGCCCATAAGGCCCATTGTTTACTTCTAAAAAATGCTTTTAACATTATGCCTCCTACTCGTCCTCTTTAATAAACGAAGTAAATCCATTTTCTTTGATAACATTTAAAACATTTGATACGCGACCTATGAGTTCTTCGCGATGACTAATTAAAAATATATTCTTTTTACGTTCTCTTGTTACTTTTTTTAGTACTGAGAGCGCCGCCTCTACTCCTGCTGTATCTGTTCCGTTATCAATCAATTCGTCAATAAACATTAAATTAACAGGTTCGTTTAAATTTTCAAATACATCTCTAAATGCCCAACTTAAACTTAAAATAAGCCTGTTCCGCTCACCACGCGACAAATTATCAAAATCTAACTCTCTACCTAACTCTGTAATCTCAACACTAAGGTCACTTAAAAACTGTACTTCGTGTGGCAACCCAATTTTAGTTAAGTAATAATCTAATCTATTATTTAAGTAAGATAAATTTTGGTCAATAATACTCTTTCGTATGAAACTGTCCTTATTAATTAGCAGTTTTAACAAAAACTCTTGATGATTTTTTAAATCTTCTAACTGTTCGGTTGTATCATATTTAATGCTTTGCAGGCCACCTGATTTTAATTCTTCAATTTGTTCAATATGTGGATTTTTAGTTTTTAATTCTTTCTCTAAATTATCTGCAAGTCTACTAACACTATCTTGGTGATCATATGCATCACCTTTACCATCATAAAATGTATCTGGCACATCACCAGGATCACCAATTTTATCTAACTTATGTTGTAACTTTTTTATCAGTTTTAAGGTTTCTTTTAAATTAATATTTGTACTATCTAATTTTTCTGTTAATTCATTAATAATTTTTTCATGTGCTTTATCGTGAATGTCTTGGCCACATGTAAAACACGTATGATTTTTAGCAATTTCTAAATTATCCGAAATTGTATCAATCATTGATAAATCATTATTCTCTTGTCGGCTAAGCAATGCCATTTCTCTATTATAACGTCGAATGTCTGTGCTTTTTTGATTATAAATTTCTAGATCTTTATGTGCTTGAATCTCTATATCAATATCAATTTCTGATAACTTTGTAAGTGCATCTTTATATCGATTAATAGTTAATGTATGTTCATCATCCCATTTATTACTTCTGTTTTGTGCTTTTTCAATTTGTGCTTCTATCTTTTCATTAGCATCTTGCACAGACTTTATTCTATAATTTTCTTCAGTAATTGATTCTTTATTTTCTTTAATTTGTTCTTTAAGTATTTCTGCTTTTTTGCTTAGTTCGGTAATACCAAGAAGTTCCTCAATAAATTCTCGTTGATCATTTGCCCTCATATTAAGGAAAGGTTCGGTATATGTATTAAGTGCTACAATATGCTTAAACATTATTGAGCTCATTTTAATAATATCTTCAATTATTTTTTGGGTTTGTCGAATTTCTCCCTGAGCTTCATCAATTTCATCATCTTCATTTGCTTTATTATCTACATAAAATTTAAATTTATTTGGGCGTCTACCTCTTTCAATTTTATATTCATGATCGCCGGCAGTAAATGTTAAACTAACAACCATGTTTTTACCATTAGTTTTATTAATAAGGTTATCTCGACGAATATTTGTTATTGCTGTTCCAAATAACGCATAACTAATGGCATTAACTAATGTAGTTTTACCGGTACCATTACGAGAACCATCGCTACCTAGATCAATGTTATTACCTAATACTAGTGTTAATTGGTCTTGATCAAAAGTAACGGCCTGCGTTACTGCACCAACGCTCATAAAGTTTTTTAATGTAATATTTTTAATTAATAACATATAAATCCTATAACGAATTATAAATTGCTACGAGAATATTTGGGTCAAATGTATCACTTCGTATATCTTGTAAATGCGTTATAACTATTTGATCAACGCTTTTAAATTGGATCTCCCCAATGCTTTCACCATCCTCATGCTCGGTATCTTTTGACGGCATTAAAACAAATTCTCGTAATTTATAAATTTGTGTAAATAGTTCTTTTATAAAATTTGCTTCATCATATGTAATATTAGTATCAATATTAACACGCAAATTTCCTTTTATACTTAAATATTTTTCTGGATCATTTAATAATGAAGTTAATTTAAGTGTTTTATATGTTGGCTGATCTGGCCAAGTAATAAACACTGGATCTTTGCCCCATTCAAACCACATCATTCCTCTTTCATCATCCCAAGCATCAGCATAATTATGAGGGAAAGCATTGCCCATATAAACAATATTTCCTTTAGTTTGTCGCTTATGAAAATGGCCGCTAAAAACTAAATCAGGGTTTGAAAGATGGCTATCATTAATAGTACCATGATCTGGCATTTTAACCATAGCATTCATATAAAAGTTAGGCAACTCAAAGTGCCCAAACATATATTTACATTTAATTTTTTGAATCTTTTTCCATTCATTGCTAACTAGCCATGGCACGATCGCCACGTCACCTTTAATGAATGGATCATTAATTTGAGTAAAATTTGGGAGTAATTTATTAAACTCGATACTGTTTAGTTCTCGAGTATCCCTGTAATAAAGATCGTGATTACCATTAATAAAGTATACGTTATTAAATGCATTGTTTAGTAATGTCAATGCCTTTAACGAGTAATTTAGTGTGCTTACATTAAGACTGGCCCTATTATGATGCCAATCTCCTAAAAAAATACATGTCTCGCAGTTGTTTTCTTTTGCGACATTAATAAACCATTTAACAAAGTTTAAGCAATCTTCGTTATGTAATTTACTATTATTTTTTAATCCAAAATGGATATCTGTAAAACATGCTACTCTATTAAATAATGGTTCATCCTGTACTTTCTTCTTCCGACTTGGTTTTTGCAATTGCTTCCTCTGAGGCTTTCATCTTTTGCTCTCGTTGAAGTTTTTGCTCTTCCTCATGTTTTATTTGTCTAGTAAAACTTGGCATAGCACCCGCTTCTTGGAGCATATCATCTCGAATGTTTTGGTTACGTTTTTCAACGTTCAATACACGGGTAAAACTATTTGTAATAGCCGCCGTATAATAAGCAAAAGGATTTTGTGACTTACTTTCGTCAAACTGTAATCCTATTTGAGACAATTGCAATAATGCTTGGCCACGCATTTCATCAACATAAGTATATCCACGCCAGTTACTACGCATACTATAACGTTCAACTAATTTAAGATACATCATAGCCAATTCGTTTGTTACCTTCCCAGTTAATAAATCAAATCTTCCATTTTTTAGACCGCCCTTCCAATGGCTACGGCCAACTTCTTTTAATTCATCGCCAACAAACGCATAATGTTTAAAGGGAGGGAATGGAACTTTAGTACGCCTATCTGCTTCTGTTTTTGGATTTTTCTTACGTGTTGAATCTTCTGGAATATGATCATAAGTCATTACACGAAAAACTAATTCTTCTAATTGAACATCATTATCAGGATCAACATGAATATTAGATGCTTTAACAACTTTTCCGTCTTCCTTCATTCGTGCTACAATACCATCTTTAATACGCTTAGCCTTTGCTAATCTTGCTAATACAATATTTTCCTCAATAATATCATCAACGCTTGGCAAAATAATATCAAAATCATTATAACTTTTATCAATATAATAACAGAAACTAGTTTTTGACTTGTGTATCTGCAGAAGCATGTCTTTATTATTTAAATATTTTTGTCTTCTTGCCATTATGTTCTCCTACCTATATTGTATATTATAATATATTTTCCTTGCAAGGTCAAGTAAATTCTGAAGATTTTTTTACGATAAATAAAGTTATAGGAGAATGATTTAATGCGTATACTTGAATTGCTTGAAGCAACTACACAAAAAATCATTGCCATATACCCTGGTAGATTCCAACCGTTCCATAAGGGACATGGTGCTGTATATAATTATCTTCGTAAACAATATGGAGGTAAGGGCGATGTGTTTATTTCAACTAGTGACGTTTCTGGCGGCGACAGACATCCAATGGGGTTTGCTGATAAAAAGCAACTTATGACCCTTGGTGGGGTCGACTCGAATGCAATTATACAAACAAAAAATCCATATAATGCTGTAGAAATTACAGGCAAATATGATCCAAAAAAGATTGTTGTCCTATACGTTGTAAGTGAAAAAGATATGGCCGAAGATCCTCGTTTTAGTTTTCCTGACTCGGGACAAAAAATGTTAAAAAGTGGAACAGGCCCAACACATTTTCAACGTTGGACTAATATGGAAGATGCTAAACCGTTTGCAGAACATAGTTACATTGGTACAGTACCAACATTTGAATTTCAAGTGTTAGGTAAACCAGCAACTAGCGCAAGCGAAATTAGAGCAAATTTTAAAACAGCAGATGCCGAGGAACAAAAGGAAATGTTTATTGATTTATTTGGAAAATTTGATGAGAATGCATTCGACATGCTCAAAAAGAGGTTAGGATAATGCAATCAGACCCACGAGTTCGATTAACTTGTAAACATTCTATAGGGAAATCACTTGGCGCCGAGGTTAAAACAACCGATATCCTCGGCCCTTTACTAAATGACAATGGTGTAATTTTTCCTTATACACCAATGATTAATGCATCTTATGTTTCAAATTATGGAACGCATCAACCAACGCATAGTAATTTTGTATATAAATTTTTTCAAAATCATTCTATGCAAGAAATTACTTGTTCTGCTGAGTTTACTGCGGCAACAACTGCTGAAGCAAAATATGCAGTAGCGGCATTGCATTTCTTTAAATCAGCAATGAAAATGGGATTTGGAGAAAACGATAAAAATCGAGGGGTTCCACCACCTGTATTAAACTTTAGTGGATATGGCCCAGGATTTTTTAAAAATATTCCTGTAGTAATTTCTAACTTAAACTATGCATTAGATACTAGCACTGATTATGTTTTTGCAAGAATTGAAAATGCTCATGGCCAAATTAAAGGCGGCAATCCAATTGTAGACCAAACATTTATACCAATTAAAGTTACTTTTATTTTATCATTATCACCAGCATATAATACATATGAGACAAGAAAACAGTTTACAATGAAGGATTTTGTTAACGGTAAATTACTTGGAAAGGGGTTTAGTTAATGGCTGGAAATGATAGTTTTTATTCTAATACATATAGAAGAGATTTTTACTTAGATCTCTGGCAGGATCCTGGCGTGGCCTTTTCGAATAGCGATGAAAAACTAACTATTCCAACAAAATATAATAAACGTCCAGACTTAATGGCAACTGAAATATATGGGTCGCCTAACTATTGGTGGCTCTTTGCTTTACGAAATGTCGATATTCTTATAGATCCGGTCGAAGATTTTGTATCTGGCTTAGAAATTCGAATCCCATCAAATCGTATAAACGTTATAAGCAGGTCGTAAAATGGGTACTGAAAAAAAGAACGTATCCATCAGGGACATCATAAAGGCCCGCAGACGGGCCCGTAAAAGAGCAGCCGATCTAAATAACGTCGCCGAAGAGCCATTCCGGTCTCCGCAAGGTACTTCATCAGTGGGAATTGATCCTTTTGGTGGGGTAGAAATAAAAACACGACAAGAACAAAAGGTAATCCCCCGCGGCGGCGTTAATTCAGTACGCAACCCACAACTAGGTACAGAGAGTTCAAACAATACCGAAGTTAAAGGTATCGTAGCACCATTTATGGCCGCACTTACTAAACAAGATCTTCATGACTTAGGCGATGTTGAATTTGCAGTAGCAATGGCGGGAATAAAAGCACAAGTTAGAAAAAACACGGCGATCGGCCTTGCTATGACTGAAGGACCAGAGAGCGTGGGTAATCTTGGCGATATGTTTGATCAACATGCCGTTCATGTCCAAGCCAAACTATCAGATAATATCCGCGGCGGCAATCCAAATACACCTAGAAATAACAAATATAAAGTGTCGGATCCGACGGCCCCAACAACATCAAATGGTGTAGATCAAAATCGAATATCATATGATGATCTTAATGCATTATTTCAAGATAAATTTTTAACTAATAAATTATATTTTAACGAAGACGATACTGCCGGGTTTAATTTAGTCGCATATAATATTACCTTATTTGCTTTGCCTGCAAATATTGTTTTAGGGCATCGTATTAATGAGGTTGCAATGAAAGGCCTTGATGCTTATAAAAACAATGCAATTATTGTAACACAATCGGCCGGCACCGATGAATTTTATATAGAAGGATTATCTTTTAAGACAACTATTGGCAAAAATCCAGATCAAGGAACAGGTACACAACCATTAGATGTTACAGTTACTATTAAAGCGCCGACTAATAATGATTTTATAGATTTATTAATTAAAGCATCAATTGTTGGAGGATGGCAAGATCATACGGAGATGCCTATGTTTATACACGTTGAGTGGAATGGCAGAAATTCAATTACTGATGCTCCGGAGAAACAAATTAATAAAATATTTAGATGTTTCCCAGTTAGAATTGCTAAAGCAGGTGCCGCAACATTAGACGAAGGTGGTTCAACATATGAACTTACATTCGTCAGTTATCGCGCACAAGTATTTAATAATCAATTACAAACGACACAAGAAGAAATAACTGTATCAGGGTATACTGTTGGTGAAATTCTTACACAAATTACTACGGAAATGTATAAGTTAGAAACTAACGGCAAAGATGTACATATCATTCCAGATGAAATTTATATTGAATTTCCAGAAACAAGCGGCGGCGGCATTAATAAAATTAAAGATTATAAAATGGTAGTTGGTAAAGGTAAACTTTTTGATAATGTAGCAAACCAAAAAGCGGAATTCAACCCAAAAACAAGTATTGCAACACCAGAACCAAAAGGACACCCATCACGCAATGTGTCTTCGTCTCTCAAAAATTCCGAATCGACATCAAAAGCAAAGTCCGCACATACTGCTGATTTAAATAAGTCTTTAGGAAAAGTTACCATTACTGCGGCAAGGGGTACTAGATTAACTGACCTTATTATTAATCTTGTATCAAATACTGTTGAAGCACAAGCGTTAATTTCTGGCCTTGTAGATCCGGCGTCAAAGACGGCCGCAAAAGATCTAAAAAATATAAATCCAGATAATATAATACGAGAATTTATTCAAATCGAAAGTGAAGTTATATTAAAAGATTATGATATAGGTAGACGCAAATATGCATCCAAAAACTTTTTCAAAGTGTTTGAAAGCTCTGCTCCAAGTTATTCTGAAACTCAACAAGCAACAACAACACAAAATAAAGGTGTTTCGATATCACGGTTACAAGCAATGCTTAAAGGAAACTTTGTAAGAAAATGTTATCATCATATGTATACTGGTTTAAATACTGAAATTAAAGGCCTTGAGTGGACATTTGATAATTTAGTATTCAATGCTAATCAATTATACTCAGGTATCGTTTCAGGTTATCAACAAAGACAACACGGTGTACAAGTAGGAGATGCTAAACAAGGTGCGGCACATTTAGGTTTTGCCGATAAAGCCTTAATAGATTTGCGAGTTCTTAAAGAAGCCGAAAAACAATCGGCGGGTGCTGTTAAAAAAGCCGAAAAGGAAGTAGAGGCAGCGAAGCAAAATATTGAATATGACGATGACGGAAATCCAATGATAGATAGTTTTGAAATTGCGAAAGCAGAAGCAAAACTTACGTCCGAACAAAAACGGCATGCTGACGAAATAATATCTATACAAGAAAAAGAAGTGATCCGCACCCTACAAGGAACTGGTGCAAAAGTAAGCGAAAAAGTTCGAATCATTAATGTACAAGGTATGGGCGCCGAACAAAGACAAGGCATAATAAAAGGCCTTGGGGCGAATCAAAGGGCATTCCAAAAAGGCAATGGCCCGATACGGATTATTAGTTGGGAGCCAGCATCGTTGCCTGTTGCTTTAGGTAAAACTACATTTTTAAATGATATTAACGATGAACTTGTAGAAAGTGCAATTGACCAAGGAGTAATGTTTCCTGTAAAATTTGCAAGTTCAGTAGTAGCAAAAACAGAAAGTGCTGGCATAAGAGAAGGCCACGATAGAGGAAAAAATATTTTTTCAGAGATTTATCAAAGTAAAAATACGAACATGGTAAACGTTACCCTGACGATTCGAGGAGACCCATTTTGGTGGCCGAAGATATATCAAGGAAAACAACTTGATGCACTCGGCAAGGACATGTCTGTTACACCAAGTATTAGTGAAGCGTATTGTATTATTATTGCAGATCAATCTAATACATATGATCCAGAAACTGGAGTAATGGAAATTCAACAACGCAATTCGTTAAATGGTGTTTATCAAGTAATTTCGGCAGTACATAATTTTTCAGACGGTGAATATTCTCAGGAATTAGCATTGACACGATCTACTAGTATAGATTTAAATACAGTATTCGGCGGCCAAAACATGTCGGCCGCAGCCAGAGAAAATAAAGCATTTATGCAAAAAACTGGTTATCACATAACAGACAAATACATCGCAATTGATAACGCTAAGAACATGGAAGCAGGCGGCGCTCAAATTGGGTAATGGTGAGATATAATTATGGTAAGAAAAGACGATCTACCGTCGTATAATCAATCAAAAGAAATACCGGGGCATTTTACAGGCGATACCGGTGATAAAAAATTCTATGGTTTATATATTGGCATTGTAAAAGGTACACGCGATTCACAACATATGGGAAGACTTGAAGTTTATCTTCCAGATATGGGCGGCGACGAAGATAATTATAGACTTTGGAAAACAGTTTCATATGCAACACCATTTGGTGGATCAACGCCGGCCGCTGAACGACATTGGATCCATGACAAAACATATGATTTTACTCCAACCTCATATGGCTTTTGGGCAGTACCACCCGATGTTGGTAATAAAGTATTAGTAATGTTTATTGGTGGTGACCTATCTCGCGGTGTATGGATAGGTTGTTTATTAGATTCTTTTATGAATCATAGTATGCCAGGATTAGGAGTATACGACAAACACGATGCTCCGTGTTATCCGATTGTTCCAACAACAGAATATAACAAATATGATCCAGCATTAAATGATCCATTAATGCCTCCCTTGCGGCCATATCATAAACCAACATATGACAGATTGGTTGCTCAAGGTCTAATTGAAGACCCGTATAGAGGAACAACATCAAGTAGTGCGGCCAGAGAAACGCCAAGCCACGTATATGGTATGAGCACCCCGGGTCCAATTGACCCTGATGCATTAAGGGTTGGCGAAACTTTTAAAAGGGCAGGTGGCCACACATTTGTTATGGATGATGGCGATCCTATGGATGATAATAAAAATGGACTTATACGATTACGTACTCGGGGAGGCGCACAAATCTTATTACATGATTCATCAGGATTTGTATACATTTGTAATAAGGATGCTACGGCATGGATTGAATTAGATCAAGTTGGTAATGTTGAAATTTATAGTGGTCAGCATCTTTCGATTAGAGCAGAAGAAGATATTAACATACGGGCAGATAGAGATTTAAATATTGACATTGGACGTGATCTTAACTTACATATGCCCGCCGATTATGCACCACCTTTGGGAATTTCAACAAATGATTTAGGACAAACATATGATCCAGCAAAAGCAAGTGACCCGATTAAAACACCTATTGCTGATGGTTCAATTATCTATGAATTAAAAAACGGGCATATACATGGTACATTAGATAAAGGTGATATCGAAACTGATATTGCTGGATATGTGAGACACTTAATACATAAAACTTTACATTATCATGTGATAGACAATATGTCTTATCACACTGCGGCAAAAGCATTTTTTACATCAAACGATGAAATGAATGTTAAAGCAGGTGGCATTTATAAAGAAACTGCCCCAGAAATTCATATGAACGGACCTGAGGCCGTAACAGATATATTTCCTGCGGCGCCAATACTTCCAGAATTAATAATTGTTGACGATGTCTTAACTTACGTTGAGTGTGTAGGCCCAGAAATTTTACCACACGAAGGCAGGCATACTCGCCTGCCAAGTAGAGAGCCATATCAATATCATAAAAATGAATTAACTCGAGGATTATATCCTCAGGCGGCCTCCGATACAGTTGAACCTAAATTTATTGACCCAGCAACTAATAAACCAATTAAAGATGGTGCAATAAGTTCCAGTGCAACAAAACCATTAGATAAAATTGATCAAACGGGTATTCACGAAGGCGTTCGCTTCGGGCCAGAAGGTGACCCAATATTTAAGAAAAAGAGTGATCCAGTTAATTCCGCCGGAGAAGCAATATTACACGACATGAACTTATCAAAAGTAAGTGAAAAGGGAGTTGATATAGTTAAAGATTTTGAAGGATATAGTTCTACTCCTTATAAAGATTCTGCTGGTAAACTTACAATTGGCTATGGCCATTTAATTAAAGCAGGCGAATCATTTACTACTATTGATAAAGCAAAAGCAAAAGAATTATTAGCACAAGATATGAGAGAGGCCGAACGAGCAGTAAAAGGCGCTATTACAAAACCATTAACGCAAAATCAATTTGATGCATTAACATCTATGGCTTATAACATTGGAATTAATGCATTTCGAAAAAGCACATTAGTAAAAGAAATTAATGCTGGTAATATAGAAAAAGTACCATCTGAAATGATGAAATGGTCTAAAGTTACAAAAAATATTGAAAAAACAGTTAATGGTCAAACCGTGTTTGTACCAACTAAAGTTATTAGTAAAGGATTACTTAACAGACGCACACGCGAAGCAAAATTATTTACTACATTTCCAGCCAGAAGCGTTGTAATAGTGGCCGAAAACGATGAAGAGGATGTAAGTACCCTTCTAGGTTAATTCTTATATCTTAATATAACCCTATAGAATTTACGACGATAAATAATTAAAACGGTATATTAGATATGGAAGATTATTATTTCAAAGGTTTTACAACAGTTAATCGAGATAAGCCCTCGTACTCAGCAACCGGTATGGATTTAGTAAAAATCGATTTATTAAATCATTTTAGTACTAGAATGGGGGAAAGGGTCATGCTTCCGAATTTTGGAAGCATAATCTATGATTTACTAATGGATCCATTGGATGAAATATCAAAAGATGCAATTTTACAAGATGCCGAACGAATCGTTAATGAAGATCCGCGTGTCGAATTACGTGATACGCAACTAACTGAAACTGATAACAGTATTACATTAGAAATGCAATTAACGTACTTACCCGATGGTATAACTGATTCATTAGCAATACAATTTAATACGGAGTTGCAGGAGTAAATAATGGCCCAAATACAACGACAAAATAACTTTTTCGCCGCAGAAGATTTTAGAACAATTTATCGAACATTCAGTGAAATTAACTTTACTGCATATGATTTTGATACGATTAAACGTGCGATGATTGAATATTTACAACGGCATTTTCCAGAAGAATTTAATGACTTTATCGAAAGCAGTGAATTTATTGCTATCATTGAACTACTTGCATATATGGGCCAAACAATTGCATTTAGACAAGACTTAAATACTAGAGAAAACTTTTTAGATACTGCTGAACGCACCGAAAGTATTCGACGTTTAGCAAAAATGTTAAATTATACTCCAAAGAGAAATCTTCCAGCGGCCGGCGTCATAAAGATTTTCGCTGTATCAACCGACGAACAAATTATTGATAGTGCAGGAAATGATTTATCAAATTTAGTAATAAATTGGAATGATCCAAATAATGTTGATTATTTAGAACAATTAACATTAATACTTAATGCGGCATTCCTAGCACAAAACCCATATGGTACTCCAGTTAAAAAAGGTACTGTAGATGCTGTTCCAATTGAAGTATATACTATTGATGCTATTAAAAATCTAGCAGTTACTTATTCTTTAAATGGGGATGTTAACGGTGCAAGTTTTCCGTTCGAAGTAGTTAATGCTACATTCGAAGACGGCATGTTTATGAAAGAAATAGAACCAAATCCTGCAAATGGATTAAGTATGTTTTACATCAATGATGGCTTAGGTAATAACAGTAGTCAAACTGGATTCTTTATGTACCTAAAACAAGGTGCATTATCATTCGATGATTTTGCATTAGATCTGCCACAACCAAATAGAGAAATCTTTATTAATAAAGAGAATATTAATAATTTTGATGTTTGGTGTCAAACTGTTGATTCAACCGGTACTATACTTGATAGTTGGACTAAAGTACCTAGCGTAAATGGTACTAGTGTAGTTTATAATAGTTTACTTAAAAATAAAAGAAAGATTTTTGCAGTTACGTCGGCTGTTAATGATAAAATATCATTACGATTTGCAGATGGCTCATTTGGCGATGCACCGTCAGGAACTACACGAGTATGGTATAGGCAAAGTGCAAACCTGACAACAACGGCCCGTCCAGAAGATATTGGTTTACAAACAATTCAAGTACCTTACATAGGTAAAAACAATACCACTCATATCTTAAGCATAACACTTGGACTTGTTGGAAGTATTAGCAATAGTTTAGCAACTGAAACAAATGCTGAAATTAAAACAAATGCTCCTCAAGTATTTTATACACAGGATCGAATGGTTAATGGTGAGGATTATAACACATATCCATTATATAAGAATTCAGACATTATTAAAATCAAAGCCATTAATAGAACACACGCAGGGCATAGTAGGTTTATTGACATTAATGATCCAACCGGCACTGTACAAAATTTAAATGTATTTGCCGAAGATGGGTTTATTTACAAAGACGAACAGAACATTCAAGTTGTTGCTGAACTTACATCTTCAACAACATCTAATACTATTATTCAAAGATATGTTCAACCTCAATTATCAGAGGACGACGTTATTAATTTTTATTATGATGTTTATCGAAAAGCAGTACACACAGCCGATGGCAGTTCAGCATGGCGATTCACTACCAGTGAAGTTATGCAATGGGTTACTTTACCATCGTCAACCGACGGTAATAAAGGGTATTTTGTAAAACAAGACGTAGCAAGTATTGCAACTAATTATCAAACTGTAGGTACAAGCGGCACAGGAAAAAATAAATTTATTGTTGAGAAATCATTACTAGAATTTCAAAACTCTGCAAGGTCTTTAACATTATTTGCTACAGTTGAAAATTTAACTGTATCAGGAAATCCAACAGGATTAACAACTGGACCGATTGAATTAAATGTTTCTATACCAGATGGATATATTTTAACACGGGTTTATCCAAAATTTCGAAAATTATTTAACACCACCGAACAAACAGCAATTTTTACACAACTTGATCTTAAAAACACATTTGGTATTGGTTATGATTATAAAACTTCAGCATTTTATGTAATCAATCCTAATAACTTATCTACAGCAACAGAATTTAGTTTAGTTAATGCACAAGATAACACTAATACCAATAAAGATGATAGTTGGATTATTAAAATAGAATACGTTGAAGCAACATCACTTACTAGTGCAAACTTTTCTTTATCAACAAGAGGAATGCGTTATATTTTTGAAAGTGAAGAAGACGTTAGATTCTATTTTGACAATGCATTTAAAACAGTTGATGTAAAAACAGGACAAGCAAAAAGAGATGTAATTTCTCTTTTAAAAATTAATAGTGATAAACGATCACAAATTGATAGAATTAATATTTTAACACCGGGTAATGGTTATACATCATCACCTGTTGTTGAATTTCAACAGCCTGGCGAAATTGATCCGGCCACCGCAGTAGCACAACTTTCGTGGAACTTTCTTTCAGGTGGTATTGGCGGTTCAGAATATGCACCAATTGATCCTGCACTAACTTATTTAGATAGTGTTACAGTTGATTCGAACGGTATTCAAAATGAAATTATGATTAACAATTCCGGGGTATTAAATACTGCAACCGGCGGCCGCTCTCTTAGATTAAAAGCAAATTTATCTGAGTCAGCAACAGCATTGCCAACAATTGCAGATGATACTATATCTGATATTGGAATTGAGTTATTTGCTTCGGGTGCAGGATATACATCACTACCTACAATAGCATTTCCTGCTCCGGCCGGCGGCGGCATAACTGCATTAGGATATGCAACAATTGACACTGCATTAACAGGCGCTACAATAACCGACCAAGGCGGAGGCTATATTACAACACCCGATGTTACGGTTAATTCTCCTGGTTTTTCAGGTACAGTTTGGAATGTAAATCATGGATTAAATCAAAAGTATGTTAATTATGAAATTATTGTTACATCAGGAGGGAATGATTTAGCAATTGATCATATTTACTCGCAGCCGACAGTTGAATTTATTGATGAGAATAATTTAAAAGTTACATGGGACTCAAATACAATTGGTTATATTGATATTATTAAGTCAAAATTTGTTAGCCCAGCACAATTAAGTACTAATGAATGGATTATTAATCATAACTTAGGAGAACAATATCCAAATATTGATGTTGTTTATACTGAGGGTTCGACAGATATAAGTGCCCAGGGCAGATTTGATCATCCGATTATTGAATATACTAGCACCACACAATGTAAAATCAAGTTTCCAGCCAATGTTACCAAAGCCGGTTATGTTGTTGTAACACATAACCTTGGTAATAATGGTGCAACTGGCACAGGATTTAATTTTACTACTGGGACACCAGCAGGAATTTGGAACATAACACACAATCTTGGTAAAAAGCATGTCAACGTTGATATTGCAAAACTAGGTAGTGCATTATTGATGGCAGGATTTGCAAGTCCAGATGCAACAAAATATTATAATATTAGAGGGCATTATGATGCTCCTACAATTACATTTGTTGACGATAATAACTTAACAATAACTTGGATTACACCAACTGCTGGTAAAGCAACAATTTCATGTGGCACGGCACTTGGTACACAAGCCATTGGCGTCGCACATATGGCAGTAGGTGATGACACAGGTACACCAACTCTCTGTGCGCCAGTAACAATAAACAACGGCGGCGCAGGATATACAGCAGGTAATGTTCTTACTGTAAGTGGTGGAGACTTCACTGGCGGTACAGCGGCAACAATAACAGTTAATACAGTTGACGGCGGCGGCGCAATTACTGGCGCAACATTGCTTGCAGGTGGTGATTATATCACAACTGCTGGTGGAATTGCTGTACCAGTATTAGGTGGCCTCGGCGCAACGTTCGATCTTAATTGGAAAGTTATATCCATTGCATTTTCACCAAGTCCCCTTACTGGCGGCGGTGGTTATCAATCACTTCCAACAATAACTATCGGTGCGCCGCCTGCTGGCACAGCACCATGTGTATCGCGCCAAGCAACAGCCACCGCAACCCAAGAAGGTACAGTTACCGGTATAACTGTTACTAATTCTGGTTCGGGCTATACTAGTGTCGACCTACCAGCAATTATTACATTTACTGGAGGCGGATATTCAACAATTGCACAAGCACGAGCAACTACACTTAATAGTAGTATCACAGCAGTTACAATGATTAATACTGGTTCAGGATATACACAAGGAAGTCCTCCAACGGTAATATTTACTACAGCACCAATTGGCGGCACATCAACTACAGGAACAGCAACAGTTAATGCTACCGGTAATGTTACCGGTATTGTAATAGGAAACACAGGTAACGGATATTATTCACGGCCCTTGGTAACAATTTCGGGCGATGGTACATTAGCAACTGCAACGTGTACTGTAAATGCATCTGGTATAATTGATACAATAACAATAACAGGCGGCGGCTCGGGATATACTTCGGCAACAGTTGCGTTCTCAGGAAATACAGGGATCAACGGCACCGGCACAGTAACAATAACAGGCGGCGCGGTTACTGCTGTAATAATAAACAACGGCGGCACTGGTTGGACACCTGCTCCAGTTTGCACAATTGCAAATAGCGGGTCGATTAGATCAGTTGATATTATTGATCCTGGATTTGGTTATACAGGACGTCCACTTATTTCATATGCCGAAACAACCAATGGTACTGGTGCAAGCACTATTAATATCGATGGATTTGTTAGTCATGTTGAAATTACCGATCCAGGTAACGGTTATACTAGCGATACAACGGTATCATTTTCAACACCAACTGGAGATTCTCCGGTAACAACAATAGGAACACCGGTAATCAAATTAAATCAGAATTTAGAAACAGATATTAAATTTAATCTTTCAAAATTGTTAACGTATTCGGATGGTTATCAAGATCCTCGTAAAGTATTAGTTACATTTCACGACAATGATGGCGACGGTATTCCAGATGATCCTTTAAGTTTCGACAAGTTTGTTGATGTAGCAAGATATTTGTTTGAAGAAACTTATACGGACTTTGACGGATATACATATTATAAACTTTCACGAAACGTACTACAAGCAGATACACAAGCAGAAGAAAATGTTATTATCCAAAATGCTTCTACATACGCTGGAAAATATATTTACAGAACAGACTTAAAAGTGTTTAAGAAAATTGCTTCGGTAACGCCATATGGTTTAACTACATTAACAAATGCTACTGATGGAACTTTAAAACTATCAGCATTTATTGGAAGAAGCGGATATAATACACCAAAAGTTAATTCGTCTGATAGTACAATTGCTAATAGCACAGAAGAAAAAATATTCTTCCAATGGAAACATTATGCTCCAACCGATCAACGAGTTGATCCAAGCGTAACAAACTTAATAGATATCTTTATATTAACGAAAACATATTATGATAACGTTCTTTCGTGGAAAGCAAATAATAAAACACTAGTAGAATTTCCTGCTCCACCAACTAATACTGAGTTATCAATTTCGTTTAATAATTTAAATAACTATAAAAGTATTAGTGATCAAATTATTTACCGACCAGTGAAATTTAAATTACTGTTCGGTTCAATGGCTATAACCGAACTACAAGCAACATTTAAAGTTATTAAAACACTTGGATCTGACATAAGTGACAACGAAGTAAAGAGCCAAGTTATTGAAGCAATTAATAGATTCTTTTTACTTAATAATTGGGACATGGGAGAGAGTTTTTATTATACAGAACTTGCGGCATTTATACATCAATCAATGCCAACAAATATTAGTAGTGTTGCATTAGTGCCAACAAACAGTGAAAGTAACTTTGGTAACCTATTCCAAGTTAAAGCAGAAGTTGACGAACTATTTTTACCAGTTGCAAAAGTAACTGATATCGACGTTGTTAAAGGATTTACAGAACAGAATTTAAAGATTAGATAATATGACAGAAAGAACATTTAAAAAATTACCACAGATACTGCAAACTAATACCCTGGATAAATTTTTCCAGAGTACAATTGACCAATGGTTTTCAGATGATAACACATCAAAAGTAACTGGTTATATTGGAAGAAAAGATCCAAAATCTTTCAAACCTGATCAAGATTTTTTCTTACCAGAAATTGATTATACTAGACAAAACTATCAATTAGAACCGGTATTAACAACAAAAGATATTGACACAGCAGAAATTACAAATGCATTGTTTTATGATGATACGATTAAAACATTAGCAGTTGAAGGAAGCAATGTTGACAATCATAATAGATTATTTAAATCTAAAGCATATTCGTGGGCACCGCCAATTGACATAGATAAATTTATTAACTATGAAAATTATTATTGGTACGAACCAGCAGAACTTATTAGATTTGATATTATACAAGGCAGTACAAATCTTAATATTGTATCTGATATAATTGGCAAAACATCATTTACATCATATAATGAGGTAAAATTTACTAATGGATTAAAAGTTAGATTTACTGGTAGTAATATTTCTCCACAAGGATATCTTAATAAAGATTATATTGTAACAGGAGTTGGTACAAGTATCGATTTACTAGACATAACATCACCAGTGCTTAATGATACACGGGCATATACACCAACATTAATAACTGATAAAATAGATTATATAACTATTGAACGAGGCGCTGTAGATACAAATCCATGGAGTCGCACAAATGGTTGGTACCATAAAGATGTATTATTAAGAGGTACTGGTATTTCGACCGGAGTTACATATAATGATATTGTTGATAATCCATGGGACAAAACAGGCGATGTCTGGGACGAAGTATCGTGGGATTCAACTGTTACACAAAAAGCAACAGAATTTGCATTAGATTCTGCTCGTAAGGCCGTTCGCCCAATTATTGAATTTGATAATGATCTAGAACTATATAATTATGGTATCGAAAGTGCTGGCATTGTAAACTTTGCGGCCGATCAAACATATGACATTGTTCATAATGCATCTAATGTTACAATTGACGGAATTACTATTGCAACCGATGATACAATTATCTTTTTAAATTCAACTAACTTGTTAACTTTTATTAAATGGGACGGCGAGAAAATTGTTAATGCAACTTCGGGCGCAACCGAAGGACAATGGGATTCAAAGCCATGGGATATCGATTCCGGCTCTGGTGCCGATCAGTTAGGAAAAATTTATAGGGCTACAGTAACATCAGGTGTATGTACGCTTGTAGAAATAAAAAGTATTTTAACAAAACAAAAAATCCTTGTTACAGAGGGCGATGAACGAAAAGGTTTAGAATATCATTGGACTGGCTCCGATTGGATTTTAAGTCAAAGTAAGACTGCACAAAATGATGAGCCATTATTCCAATTATATGATTTAAATACAATTAAGTTAGACGATATTGGCATATATCCGAGTAGTGATTTTACAGGAAACCCTATTTTTAGTTATAAAATGTCAACCGGTACTGCTGATGTGGTTATAGGTAAAGCATTAGAATACAAAGAATTTGGCCAGGTTGCTGATATTGTTTTCCAAAATAATTTAGAAGACACAACTACCTGGGGAACATCAAGTAAATATGACATTTTTGGTTACAAATATTATAACCAATATAATTTAAACAGAGACATTGGTGATGTAACATTTATCGAAAATGTTGATTTAGTCGAAGATACATTAAGTTATAATAATATACATGGAAACTTATCAAGTCAAATAGCAGAATTTGATGACATAGCATCATATGATGGTAAAAAAATTATTTTAATCAACAACGCAGAAAATTATACTTCAGCAAGGTGGGATATTGACGAATGGGATGATGACACGCCTGCCGAAATAGCGTGGGCCGAGCAAGTAGATTTAGCATTACTTGAAGGCCAAACAGGAATTTATACAATTAATATTGATACCTCAAACGGTATCAGCCGAGTATTATTAAACTTAACAACTACAATCAATCATGGTGATTATGTAACAATTAGTGATGGTATTCTTTACAGTGGTAAAGATATGACGTGGCAAACAGATGGCTGGACAGAAGTTAAATTTAAAATTCCGCCTGAAACACGGAAAATTGATAATTTTAATAATAGTTGGAATCCTACTAATGTATTTAATAAGCAAAGGGTTATTGAAAAATACAAGTCAGATGTCGACGGTACACAAGAATATATTTTACAAACTACACCTGTAACAAATAGTCCAGCAGATGTAATAGTTACAGTTGACGGTGATCTAGCAAAGCAATCAACAACATCGACAGCATATGATTATAATATTAGTGATAATACATTAACATTTACAACTAATAAAATATTAAGCAAAGACCAATTAATTGAAGTAAAATCATTTACTAAAGATGCTGTTAATCTCAATGATGTACATTATTTTGAAATTCCGGATTCATTGGAAGCAAATCCCGATAATAATGATATAACCTCTGCAAGTTCGAGTGAACTACAAGAACATTTTACATCGATTATTCAAAATCAATCTGATTTTTCTGGTATTGCATATGGAAATAATAATTATCGAGACAGCAAAAAAGATTTGAGTTTAGGATTAAAAATACTACAACATGAAAGTTCTATGTTACCTCTTATGGGGTTACTTGCTAATCATGAATCGTTTCATATTTTAGATTCGATAAGATTTAATCAACGACAATATGTAAATTTTAAAAATAAATTTTTACAAAGAGCAGAATTTTTAGTAACAAAGCATTTAACTACACCTATAGATGTATTTGTAGATACTATCCTACTGGATATGTATTCAACAAGAAGTAATTTAAAAGTATTTCAAGAAACAAAAGCATTTGCATTTGGAGATAACTTTATAAAAACAGATGTAACTGTACCATTTAATGCTGATCATATTGATTTATCATCATTGTTATCAATCACAGGTGTTAATGATCGTACAAAAATTATTTACATATACAAAAAGAATAATATTGAAACTAATTATAGTTTACTAAATCAAGTATCTGATTATAAATTTGCTACAACCATTACTAGTTCTGGTACTACAGTTACACGTATTATTTTTACAGATGGTGTACAAAAAGATGATAAAATTCAAATACGAGAATTTGAAAATATACAAAATTCTTTTGTTCCGTCAACACCAAGTATGTTGGGAATGTATCAAGTATATCGTCCAAAAGCCGAAGGTGATAATACATATTTTAATGGCACTAAAAACTTTATAGTCGGCCATGATGGATCTCGTACTTTAATGTATGGTGATTACAAGGATGACTGTTTATTAGAACTTGAAAAAAGAATTTATAATGCTATTCCAGACAAATTTATTTCTGAGGATTATATGCCAGAACTAAATCAATACGAATATGTTCCAGGCAAATTTAGAGATAATGATTATAGTTTATTTGAATATAATAGAATAATGGAACCAATATATCAACGTTGGAGTGTTGAAAACAAAGTTGATATATTTACACATCGTGACTATGATGGCAGTTCACCATTTACTTGGAATTATGCTACTGAAGCAGATAGAGACGGCAAAGAAGTACCCGGTGCATGGCGTGGAATTTATTTGTATTATTATGATACACATAGACCACATACACACCCATGGGAGATGCTTGGTTTTGCTTCTAAACCATCGTGGTGGGATGCACAATATGGTACTACACTTGAAACCAACACTGCATTATGGTCTGATTTAGAGAATGGTATTATTAGAGCAGGTGCTAGAGAAAACTTTACAGATAGTAGTTACTTAACTAATAACCCATTTAAGCGAACAGGTTTAAGTAATTATATTCCCGTTGATGGATATGGTACACTTAAAGATCCAGTACAATCAGGCATTTTTGGCGATCCAGCAGTACAAATTACTGCATCAGGATATACTGTTCCATATGGCCCACATAGAGATGACCCATGGCGCAACGGCGATTATGGGCCTGCAGAATTTAGTATAAGATTAAACCCTGTATGGCCATTTATTATTAATAAATTAGCATTCTTAACTCGCCCAGCAGAATGGGCAACTAAGAATTGGGATACATTAAATTTAAAAAGGGCCAAAGCACAAAAGGCACAAATTTTATTTGAGGATACAAGTAAAAGAAAGAAAATTAGTGAACTAAGATTTCATCAATTAGGACTTACTGATACTAGCACAACAAAAGAATATGTTTTTGGATATCAGCAATGGATTTATAATTTATTATTAGATCAAGGAATAAGTTATGATGTTGGCTTTGCTAATGACATAAAAACAGCCGGAGTAAATCTTGGTTATAAAACAGGTGGCTTTATTAGTAATAATAACATTACTATACAAGCAGATTCGTATAGCACTACACGGGATTCGGATAGTATTTTTATTCCAATAGAAGATAAATCTGTTGCAATTTATAATAGTGCCAGCGAAGGCGTTAGATCATATAGTGGAGTAATTATCGAAGTTACAAGTACGGGATATAAAGTATTTGGATATGATCCATTTAATCCCGTATTTAGAATTATACCAAGTGTTACTACTGGCCCTAGCAATTCAGTTGATACTGAAGAAGTTCGAGTAGAAGAATATACTACACATTATGATGTAGTTGCCGAAGTTGAATACGGATTTGAATTTAGCAATGTACAAGAGGTGTTTGATTTCTTAATTAGTTATCAACGATATTTAACTGCGGTTGGATTTATATTTGATGAGTGGGACATTGATGCAGAAACTATTTTAGATTGGAAACACGCTGGTAAAGAATTTATATTTTGGGCTCAATTAACAACCTGGGATGATGGAGCGTTTATTGCATTAAGTCCATCAGCACATAAAATTAAATTAGATTCAACATCACTTGGACGCATTAGTAGCATCAACGAAATTATTAATGGAACTTATTCTATTCTTGATAAAAATGGTGGCTATATTCCTGCTTCTAATTTAAATATTAAAAGAGAAGCAGATACATTTTCAGTTAGCACAGTATCTGGAATAGGTATCTATGGATTAAAAGTTAATACGTTCAAATCTGAACACGTTATGTTTTTTGAAAACAAAACAGGATTTAATGATTTAATTTATGACCCAGTGTTTCGATTACGCCAAGAAAAATTAAAACTTAGTGCTGTTAAAACAAATGACTGGACCGGTAAAGTTGAGTCTGGTGGATATATTATTCAAAATGATACTATTCTTCCAAACTTTAATACTGTTGCTAATGATTATAGAAAATTTCATAACACTACTGATGCTGTTGTATCTAAAGCACAACGAGATTCGGCCAGACATTTAACAGGATATCAACCAAGAGATTATTTAACAAACATTACTGGCAATGATGATATTTCGTATGAATTTTATAAAGGATTTATTCGACAAAAAGGATCTAACCAAAGTATTAAAAGTCTTCTTCGTAATACAAATATTACTAATGAAGATGCACTTACATTATATGAAGAGTTTGCACTTAAACTAAGTGACTTTGGTGCAACACGAATTACCACAGATAATGAAATATTAATTAAGGCAACGGATGTTAAGGTACAGAATCCATTGATTGAATTCACTTATGAAAGTACATCGGTTGATTCATTAAATGACGATGTTATACAACTTAACCATACAAACGATACGCGGTGGTTACGAAAGCCAAAAACACCAGTAATGGAAGTTTGGCCAAAGAATACTATTGGTACTACAGAAATAACTGCATTACCAACTGCAGGATATGTACATAAAGATGATATTACATATCGAGCATATGACAATACTACATTAGCAGGTTTAAATACTAATGTTAATGCAACAACTGAACCAACAGTAGGTTCAACTGCACATATTGCAAGAGGCCCAAATAATGAATTCTCTGTACATAAATTAGTTGATAGCGGATTAAAACCTGAGATTATTGAACGGATAGACGGCTCGATAACAACAGCAATAGTTAATATTACAGGCCAAGCGGTTCCAACAATAGTTGGAACACTAATAACACCAACAACAAAAATTGGTGATACATTTGAAGTTACATTTGATAACGAC